TTGTGCAATTAGGTAATATCAGAACGGCAATTGCGGCCGGGTGTGCGGCGCAAAATGTGACCTGTTGGGACACCTTTACCGATCCTTGGATCACCGCAGCCGATACAGCAGACGGAGTTCACACAAATAAGGCAGGAGCAATCAAGGTTTGGAATCGAATGGCTGCATTGTTGCCGTAAAATAGTTCAACTTGAGAACTTTTTACACAAAAAAATTACAAAACTATGAATGGATTTAACCCGCTTGAAGGATTAAAAGATTGGCACGTATGGCTTACTTTATTACTTGCTGTTTGCGGAGTAATCGGATTGCTGCTATTTACAGTAACGGGCGTAATATGGATAGTTAACCATATTCAAATTGTTTAGTTCACATTTAGAACATTCTGAATCAACGCTGTTTTGTCCTTTGCGATTTTTTTTCATTGATTTAATATTGCTCATCAAACAAAAAAAATCATGAAAAACCTATTCACAATTTTAATTATCCTGGCAACATTTGCCGGATTTTCGGCAACCATTTACATTGATCCTACCAACACAGCAACGGGTCAAAACGGGTCAATCGACAATCCATACGATTCGTGGCAGGATTTTACGATTCAGGCTGGTTTTACATACCTGCAGAAGGTTGAAACTGTTTACAGTTCTTCCGTGCAGATTTATGTGAATGTTAAGAATGTGACGATTGCAACTTATGGTAAATCGACAAGATACTACAACCTTATAAGCCGGGCAAAATTCAACTATACCGGATCAGGCTATGCCATCAGGGTTGAGGCGGATAATTGCTTTATCGATAATTTTGAAATAGATGGCAATAAAAATGCCTATGCGCTGATCGGGCTGATTGGAACTGCCTCTAAATATTGTCAGAATAATACAGTGAACAATTGCTTATTGTATAATGCACATAATACCAACAATGCAGGCTTTGGGATTTATGGTTTCTACAATAAAGACCTTAAAATTCTTAATACTGAAATTAAGAATGTAGCCCTTGATGGAATTTACTTTGCGAATATACCTGGGATTGAGATCGGGATTTGCAAAATATCAGATATTAACCGGCGATACTTTGTTAATTCAGATCAAAAAGTCTCATCAGGAGACGGCATTCAGCTGGATGGCAATTATAACGGATTCTGGGTGCATCATACCACCATTGACCGTACCAACGGCGCAGGTAACAAGTTTATCATGATTCTTAACAGCGGGGCCGGTACATCTGACAATGCAACGGGAATTATTGAGTATTGCACTTTTGTGAATGATAATACGGTTACTTGTGCGCTGCATATAGAGCGGGGAAATGGTATAAAGGTGCGGCAAAACCACTTCTTAGGCTCAACGCTGGCCATAAGGATAGGCGGGGCTTACTCGAATGATATTGAGGTTTATAACAATCTTTTTGTTGACTGCGACCGTGGCGTTGGGGTAGGTTATACTTATCCATCTTTAGGCCCGGCAAAGGGGACAAAGATTTACAACAATGAGTTTACAAACATTTCAACTTATCATATATGGGTAGATAAAACTATCGTAGAAGTATGGGAAAATACCCACAACGGCAAACCAGGGAGTGTGCATCATTACAATTATGGTGGTGGGAAGTTTATCGAAAAATAATATTTTTTACATGGGGAGTGGCCCGGCCGGTTGGCTGGGCTTTTTTTTTGTAGATTTGATGGATAAACCAATTAAACTATAGATTATGAAAAAAATGTTGTTAGTGTTAATGATTGCCTTTATGGCTTTATTTACCTCGGCGCAAATGGATGTAATTAATCTAAAGGATGGAACCGTTATCAGCTGTAAAATTATTTCCATTGATACGGTTTCAAAATCAATTACTTATATGGATAAGCATTTAGTTAAGAAAACAACTATTGAATTATCGAAGGTTGGTTCGTATCAGTTTGATGGTGAAGTAAACAAGGGCATGCCTCAAAAAGCACCAGTGTTTGCTGAGAAGAAAACTGATGTTGAAACTGATTTAGCATTGCCTGGTAGTTCCAGTACAGGTAAGGCCGGTTTACATTTTATGAAATTTGCCGACCAGGCGCAAATCGGTATATTTTTAACCATGGCAGGATCTCTTGTTTCTATTTTGCCATATACCATGACCAATGATAACCTGGAAGACTACAAGAAATTCGAGAAAAAACAAAGAAATGTCGCCATAATTGGAGCTGGTATCTCTTTGGTTGGATTTGTGGTTTACTTAACAAGCTTCAGCCATGCCAGAAAGGCTGGCGAAATTATGCGGATAAGTGATGGTTTTTCGTTTAACATTACTGATTCAGGTGTTGGGCTGGCTGTGCCAATTAATTATAAATAACTATTGACTTTCGAGCTTCCACAGCCCTGCCACCTGCGGGGCTTTTTTATGTCCTTTCGCAGCCAGCTGCCCGGTTGTAAAATTGCTGTATGGAAGGGCGATTCTCAGAATTGGAACTTACTTTTATTGCCGAGGTACTCGATCAGCATGGCGAGTACCTTACTGATTTATTGGTTGATGCCATTGAAAGCAAAAAGCTGATAAGCCAGGAAGATAAGGATCACCTGATCGAGAGTATATCTTATGATACCACTAAATTCGGCATAAACCCTGCGCTGGTGATTAATTTTCCGGCTTACGGGCGGTTTATAGAAATAAACTACCATAAACGAAGCAAGAATACTTCGCTGCTCGATCAGGATAGCGCCAACAAAGCTTTGTGGGGCCGGTCAAATACAAAAAAACTTACCAGGAAAAAGAAAAAGGATACTCGATGGTATTCTAAGAATGTTTACGGATCGCTTAACCGGCTGATCGGGATACTGATGTATGAGTTTACTGAAGAGGAACGCGCACGGCTTACCAATATTTTACAAAAACGACAGGCATCATGAGTTTAAAGATAGACAGGGTTCAACTTGAGATCGTGATCAACAATGATCAGGCCCGCAAATCGCTGAGAGCTTTGGATGATGAAGCCAGGCTTCTGACCAAAGAAATGAGGAAGCTGAAAGAAGGTACCGAGGAGTATGCCCAGAAATCGGCCCGTTTGAAAGCTATAAAGGTTCAGCAGGACGCGATTTATCAATCGATCGGCATTACAAATATGACCATGAAGGAGCTTACCAGGCGGCAGAGCGAACTTAATGGCGTTCTTATGCACCTGCGCCCGGGAACTGAGGAATATAAAAAACTGAAGGCTGAAGTAACTGCCATCAGTGGACGAATTGGCGAACTGAAGGGGAAGGCACAGGAGACCGGATTTTCAATCAAAGGCATGGCCGATGGATTTAACCGGTATTTTGCAATGACTACAGCTTTTGCAGCATCAATTGCAGGTGTAGTCCTCGGTTTTAAAAAACTGCGCGAAGATGTTGCCCATCTGGATGATGTTTATTCAGATGTTATGAAAACAACCGGGATGGTTCGTGATGCTGTAGTAGAGCTTAATGATGAATTTAAAAAAATTGATACCCGAACGAGCCGTGAAAGTTTGAATATGCTTGCCCGTGATGCTGGTAAACTTGGAATAAACGGTAGAAAGGATATCCTTGATTTTGTTGATGCCGGTAATCAGATTAATGTGGCATTGGGCGAAGACCTTGGTGATGATGCGATTAAAAATATCGGCAAAATGGTTGGTGTTTATAAAGACGCCAGCTCCGAATTACAAAACCTTAATCTTAAAGAACAAATGCTTTCGGTAGGTTCTGCAGTGAACCAACTGGGAGCCAGTTCAACAGCAAGTGAGCCGTTTCTTGTTTCATTTGCCGGCCGCCTTGGTGGAATAGCCAAACAGGCAGGAATAAGCATGAGCGCTATTCTTGGTTTTGGATCTGCACTTGATCAGGATATGCAAGCGGTTGAAATGTCGGCTACAGCTATTCAAAACTTCATTATGAAAATAATGGGGGATCCTGCGAAATTTGCCAAAATTGCCGGACTTGAAGTCAACTCGTTTACAAAACTTCTATCAACTGATGCCAATGCAGCCATAAAGCAGGTGCTTTCTGCCATGAATGAAAAGGGCGGTTTTCAGGATCTTATTCCTATGTTTAACGAAATGGGATTAGAGGGCGCAAGGGCGGTTGGTGTGCTCAGCAGCCTCGCCGGCAGCATCGATAAGGTTAATGTAGCCCAGGAAATTGCCAACCGCGCTATGATAGAGGGTACTTCCATAACAGATGAATACAATATTAAAAACAACAACCAGGCGGCACAGATTGAAAAAGCAAGAAAAGCATTCCAGGAACAAGCTCTTATAATGGGCGAAAAACTTGCACCTGCTTTTGCATTCTCAACCAACAGCTTAACCTACCTTATAAAAGCCTTGGTTGCAGCTCCGCAGTTTATACGCGAAAACCAGATTCTTATTATCAGCCTCGCCGGTGCATTACTGGCCTGGAGGGCGGCTCAGCTTAAATCGATTGCTACAACCATAATGCAGCACGTTACCCTGCAGGCTGGTATCGGGCTTCGGATAAAAGATGCCATTCTCCTGCAGGCAATGATTATAAAAGAGGAAATGCATGCTGCCATGATCGGCAAAACCACCATTGCCCAGAAAGCTGCGGCCGTGGCTTCGGTTACCTTGCGTAACGCCATGGCTCTGATAGGTGGTCCTATTGGTATGGTTATACTTGGTATAACAGGATTAATAGCCGCTATTAAATTATATGATAAGTATAACGCCGAATCGATGAGGCTTGAAGCTGTAAAAGCCGAACGACTCAAAGGGATAGCCGTGGCAAATGATACGCTTACATCTTCATACAATGCACAACAGAGTAATTTTTCAAAGCTTAATACTTTCAGCCGAACACGCATACAATTACTTGCTGAAGAGACTGAGGCTACTCTTAAACAAGCTGAGGCTGAACTTATAAATGCAAAAGCAAAACAAGAACTTACCCGACAGGAAAATACAAGAGTAGGTTTATGGGATAAGTTTAAAGCAATGCTTGCTTATGGGGTCAGCCCTGCAGTGGCTTCCTCTATTCTTGTAATTAAGGCAGCAGAAAACGGCGCTGAGGCAGCTTCTGAATTTGATGAAGGTATAAACAATCTTTCAGAATCGATTAAAAACCTTCGCACCCAGAGTATGAGCATGAAAGAGATTATGGAAGCTGAGGCAAATGCCGATAAACTTGCATCGAAAACAAAGGCTGAGCTTGAGGAAAAAGCCAGGCTTTATGGTGTGGCTCTACGTGGATTGGTTATTGATTCAGAAGATTACAAACGGGTTAACGATAAGCTGATCGCTACCAACAAGGCGCTAAATACTACAACGGACGATAATATTCTTGGTGCTGGTGAAGCAAAAACAGCCTACGAGAAACTTGGGGAAGCCATTGGTAAAACCAAAAAAGAGCTTGAAGCATTTGTAACCACAGGCGATTACGTAAAAGCACAGGCTAAAGGTATTGCACTGGCTCAACTTGAGGCTCAGAAATCGGTTATCGATGGTATTATAAAATCGGGTGGCAATGTAAGTAAATACTTAGAAGATCTTACCGACGATCAGGCGGCATTACTCGAAGAGCAGGCTGAGGATGCCTTACGTGCCAAACAATTTTATGCCGATACCAAATCGATAGGCGATGCGTGGTTTGAGGAACAGGAGCGCCTTAGAGATGAAGCATTACAGGCGCAACTAAACCGTAGTGAAGCTGAAATTGAAGCGGCAAAAAGAGTTGCCAATGAAAAGCTACAGCTTGAAGAGGATTGGGAAAAAGCGCGACTTGCCATTGCAGAAACGGTAGCATCAGCCGGTGTTCAGATATATAAAAACAATATATCTGCCAGGTTTGACCGTGAAATGCACTCAATTAACAAGCAGAGGGATGCTGAATTAAGTAACAAAAACCTGACAGAAGAGCAAAAAGAGGCTATCCGCGTAAAATATGCTGCAAAAGAAGCAAAACTAAAAGAAGATCAGTTTAAAAAGCAAAAAGCAGCTGATATCGTGCAGGCGTTAATAAATGGTGCTCTCGCAGTTACCAGGGCATTGGCAGCTCCTCCGGGCTGGCCTCTAAATGCTCCTTTTGTAATATCCGCCGGAATAGCAAGTGCTGCTCAAACAGCAGTGATTGCCGCACAAAAAGTTCCACAATTCGCCAAAGGTAAATACGATGTTATAGGCGCAGAAGATGGGCGGCGTTATCAGGCCGACTGGACCGGCAAACCCGAAACCAGAATCTATAGCAAACCATCGCTGGTGGCTGAGCAAGGTGCTGAGCTGATTGTAGATGCATCAACCACTAAAAACCTGATGATGAACTACCCGGGCATAATAGAAGCCATCTACGCTGCCAGGGTACCACAGCGGTCCACAGGAAACCTTTCGGATGTATCGCAAATTGCAAGTGCAGATCCGGCCTTTCTGAATGCCGTAAACAGACTGAACGATAACCTTGAAAAGGGTGTCCGCGGCAAGTGGTTCCTCTACGACCTGGAAGATGCGCAGGATAAACTTTCTAAAATTAAAAGCAATTCAACACTATGATCACTGTTATAAACCTGCCCCCTGTTGTTTGCCTGAGCGAAAACCCGGCAATACTTGGCATTGAAACCAACCTCGATGAAGTGGAAAACCTTCATGTGCTGGTTGAACCTAAGTACTGGAACCGCGATGCGCCAATTGGTACTGATGTCTTATACCCGCCATTTGAAGGCCAGGCAGAAACTGACCTGAGCGAGTACCTGCGCTCGGTATTTGGTGAGCAGGTGCCCGTGAGCGACCGGTTCTCATATCCTGAGCTTTATATTGCCAGGCTGCTTGAGAGCCATTCGATGCGATACAGTATCAAAATAAAGGAAGGCAGCGGATTCCCGGCTACTTATGATGACACAGATATTGAGGACAGGTTTGTTGTTCCCGGGCAGATTCCAAAATGGATCCGTAACAGTTTTTACAGCACTCATTTTAGTTATTGGGACTGGATTGTAGCAGTTCATCCGTTTCTCACCCTCGCGCCAGATAATGCGAAGGTAACCAGGGCTCAAACCCGGAAACTTTACTGGATGATGTGGTATGATCCAATAACCCAGGGAAAGCTCAAACTAAGCATCCACCTTGAGTTTACGGATGGAACCGATGGCAACTGGATAAGATCGACCGTACCTGAAAAAGACTGGTACCAATATGCTATTTACGAATTCGCGGCCGGTTATACTGCTTTGGGCATTGCAGCTCATATTGCCGCTGAATTCCCAGGCAAAACTGTGATGTCATACTCGCTAACGGTTACGGCCGATGAGAACGAACCGGTTAGTGAAACACGCACCTTTATAATCGACAACAACCAGCATGAAGCTGAGCGGGAGTTTGCCTTCCGTAATTCGGTTGGCGGTTATGATACTATTATGTTGACCGGCACCGGCGAAGCGCAGCGCGACCATGACAACGAATCGGTAAATGTGAACAATGCCGCTCACGGCCTGGCCATGAAGCGGACCATATTTACCGATGTTAACGAAAAACTGAAGGTAAACTCGGGATGGCTCAGCGCTGCCGAGCGGTTATACATCAGCGAGCTGATCAACAGTCCGGAAGTTTATGAAATTACCACCTTAGGCCTGATGCCGGTGGTTATTACCAAACAATCGATGGTGCCTGAGAAGGATAACGACACCTTGATTTCGTTGCAGATTGAATTTGAACGGGTAAATAATTATTATTACGAAAGCGGAACATGAAATATTGGAAAGTTTTTCTGAGCGAAATAGAAGGCAAAGTTCCAACACTTAACCAGCTTGATTTTAGCAGCATCGGACTCAACATTGCAGATGGCATTGCCTATATTAGAAAGCGCACTGAAGCAGGGGTTGAGAGTATTGAGCCAATGGGTGGAGGTGGTGGTGGTACCGGTGGCGTCGATACATTTATAGAGCTAACAGATACTCCTGCTAGTTATAGCGGTCAGGCGGGGAAAGTTCCTAAAGTCAAATCAGATGAGTCCGGACTTGAGTTTGTGGATGCCGATAGCCTGATACTTAATGCTGCAACTTTAACATTCAGCGGTTTGAATGTGAGCTTCACCGCTGGTGAAAACCTTGTAAAGGGAGAGGTTTGCTATATGTCGGCCGGAAAGCTTTACAAAGCTGATGCCGATGCCCTGGCTACCTCTTTTGTTTTTGCCATTGCAACTGCAACAATTGCCGCTGATGCCGTAGGCTTTTTTATGCTGATCGGTATTATTAGCGGTTATTCTTCGCTGACTGTTGGCGCACCGGTATATCTGAGCACAGCCCCCGGGGCAATGTCGCAGACCCTTGTTTCAGGGTCAAATGATGTTGTTCAAATACTTGGAATTGCAATCAGTGCAACCCATATATACTTTAAACCGGAATTGGCACAGGTAGAACTTTTATAATATGGCAGCAAGATATTGGGTTGGAGGTACAGGGAACTGGTCAGATGCGGCAAACCATTGGAGTGATACTTCGGGAGGTGCGCCGGGAGCTGGGTTTTTACCTACAAGTGCGGATGATGTTTATTTTAATGGGGCTTCTTCCTTAGTAAATTTTAATGTTAGTATCAGTGCAGATGCGTACTGTAAAAACATGGATTGGACTGGAATAGTAAGTGCAATTTTTTATAACACTGTCAATCAGGTCAGATTAAATATTTATGGTTCATTGATACTTTCACCTAATTTATCAATTAATTGGTCAAGTCAAAGGTATATTAGTTTTAAAGCAACAACAAATGAAACAATAACATTTAATGGATGCGTTTTAAATGTAGGTGTATGTTATTTTGATGGCGTTGGCGGTAAATGGTCAATACAAGATGATGGTCAAATATGTGGAATATCTTCTGGGGCGATATGGGTAAATAATGGTGAGTTGGATGTTAATAACAAGATTTTAACATTGGGAGCAACATACATTGGGGTAGGAACAAAAACAATAACACTTGGGTCAGGAACAATTAAAACTCGGACGCTTTTCATTAGTAGCGCAACAGGATTTACGTTTAATTACGACACCGGAACTATATACATAGGACTTTATAGATCGACAGAAATATATGGTTCGTTTACTTTTTATAATTTAACTATTGAAACAGGAGCAGAAATACTTGCGGATGCAATAGTTAACATAAGAGGAAACCAAACAGTTTTGAATAATTTAGTAATAAATGGAACGAATGGCACAAGTAATAGGATTTTGGTTAAAGTAAACAATAATTTTGTTCCTGAAGGGGTAACCATTACGGCTAATAATGTGAGTGTAGCGAATGCAGACTTTTACGGAATAAAAGGTGCAGGCGCAGGCAATTGGGATTTATCCGCAATAACAGGTGGTGCAGGTGATGGGGGTAGAAATTCAGATATAATCTTTACAACTCCGAAAACGTGCTATTGGTATGGAAATTCAGGGAATTGGTCAGATGTTTCAAAGTGGTTTTCAGCAACAGGCGGTACCGGAACACCTAATTATTTTCCATTACTACATGATACAATTATATTTGACAGTAATTCTCTAATTTCTAACTCGGTACTTACTTTAGATTATTCACAAATAGGTCACATTACCTTTACAGACATTGGATTCAATCTTACAATCAATGGTGATTCTATTTATCGTACACCCTATTTTTATTCATCAGTTTATTTTAGCACCTTAATAACCTATATGTCTTATGGAAGTAATCAAGCTTATTTATGGGGCAATGGAACACATTATTTAGACTTGAAAAGCGTCAATATTAAGACTTTATACAATTACGGGTATGGTGGCACTTATACTCTTTTGTCAAAGTTTTTAGCAACAGTATTATATAATTACTATGGCACATTTGATACAGATAGTAAAGAAGTCGAATTAAGTGCCATCGCAAATTATTCAGGAACTCTATACTTTAGAGATAGCTATATTTTAATTACCGGGAACACAGGACAACCGTTTTATGCTACAGGTATAATTTACGCAGGAACTTCAACCATTGAAATATATCAAACAGGAAGTAGTGATTATTCATTTGTCTTAGGGAACAGTTCAAAGACGATCTATAATTTAATTATTGGTGGAACAAGTACAGGATTTTGCTTGCTTAGAAATAATGGATTCAGTCATGTTTACAATCGGATTACTTTAAACGCAGGAGTAAAAATCAAAATATACTATGCGGCAACTTCCACTGTAAAACAAAGTTTTAAAGAATTTATTGCAAATGGCTCAGAATCGAAACCAATTATCATTACGAGCGATGTTGCAAATCAACACAAATTGCATTGCACTGGCTATGCAGATATAATAGTCAATTATTGCAATATTTCTTATAGTAATGTTACCGGAACACCAAAGATTAAAACATTCTTCAGCAAAACATGGGCTTCAATCAACAAAGCTGCCGGCATAGCAAAGGCCGGTATTAAACGAATAATGGGTATCTATGTTAACAGCGCATGGATAGCCAATAACTCAACTGACTCGGGAAATAATTCAGGTTGGAACTTTAATTGAAAACACAATGCTCAAAATAAAAATAGGCTCTACCTGGGCCGAAACAAGAGATACTGAAATACCGGTTACCTTGCGGTCGCCGTTATTTTTAGATAATGGCCGGATACCCGGTTCGTTTATCTTTAATTTCAACCTTCCGCACACCCCGGCTATGAAGAAAGAAACCGGTTTTATACACCGGCCGGCACGTTTTGGCGCCAAACCACAAAAAAAACCGTTTTACCTTGAGTATGGCCCGCTGAAATACAGCGGTACCTGCACAATTGAAAATGCGGATGAGAAAACGATAGAAGTCAGCGCTCCGATTGAAACGGGCGATCTTGCTGTTGATCTTAAAACAAAAAAACTCAACGAGATAGACCTGGGTGGCGTGAGAGGTGAAGAATCGTTTATTTTGAGAGTTGATTCTATAATGTCGGAAGATGAAGTGCTGTTTGGAACAACCACTCCTGATCCCGTTATCAGGTGGTTGCTTTTTGATGATATCGTTGTAAATACAGAAAGCGAACTTAATGCAGGCACAATCTTTACAAGCGCATCGAGTACAGTTGTTACTGTTATTTTTGATTTTAAATATTTGCACAAAAGGTCAGAGTATGTTCAGATAAGATTAATGAAAAATGGTGAAGTGTTTTCATCGTCATATTTTTCAAAAAACAACCAGCTCCAAATATTTTTATATGATGTTCCTGTAACCATTGGCGATGAATTATCGTGGCAATTATATTTTGTTGGTGATCCTGTTATCGATTTTACCTTACAGGCCGGCTCAAGAATAAGAGTTTACCACTCATGGGAGGGATTGCTCTATACTTCAGTTTATCTTTATCCGGATAGTGATTACGTGATGTTTCCTGTCGAAAACTCAAAGTTTATGGATAAACTTGAGGATGATACTTTTAGTATTGACCATGTATCCATCAAGGAAACTTACGAGAAATACTTCCCTATATTAAATTACTATAAAGATAACCGGTTTCAGGTTGGTATGTCGGGCGAAATCGAAGGCGAAACATTCTCGGCCTTTAACATTTACTCTCCCTTTCCTTATCTTGCCTATGTGATGAAACAGGCTTTCAACGAACTTGGACTCAACGTAATTAATAATGTATTTGAAGACGATGATCTGAGACAGCTTGTTATTTTTGAGTTGTTTGGTGAAAACAGCTTTATCACCAGTGAACTTATCCAGCCCCGCGAAGGTTTCAACCTGGCCGATCATGTATCAGATGATTTATTGTCTGATTATCTGACAAATCTTTGCAAATTGTTTGCTATTGGTCTAAAGTACAATAGCTATACAAAAACACTTGAGTTTAAATATTTGAAAGATATAATTTCCGATAGAAATGCTGTTTTATTCCCGGGAGTCGTTATTTCTATTCCTGTATTAAAGGCCTCAGCTTATAATGGCTACATCCTCAGGCAAAACATTACCGGAGACGACTATTTTAGCCAATCTTTCAAAAGCCTTTCTGGTCTTACTTTTAAAGGAGTAGTATCAATCTGGAATCTTCTTCCCAGCACAGGGAATCAGATAAATGACTGTTATTATATAAGTTTCTGGAAAGAGTATTGGTATTACAATTACGACCCCGATGCCGGAATTTTAAACTGGATGTTTTACAGCAAAAACTTTTTTGCAGAACTAAAGGGTGATAATAATGAGGATCCGTTGCTTGATATTACAACCGATGTTTGTGCGGTAATGATGAATCATGGAAGTCACCAGGATACATGCCTTTCCTCTCCTGCTGTTCGTGGATGGCTTGTTCCTAAAACTATGCGTGCCGGTAATTTTGACGGATTGCCGGACTATTTCAAGGCAGATTTTGCCCGATCGTTACTTTTTTACAGGGGTATGGAGTTCGACAGTCAGGACAATTTATATCCGTTAGGCACCAATGATGTCTATAATTACTATGGTGTCAGGATTGATAAGAAAAATCATACTGCAAACCTATCCCTTCACTGGGAAGGAGAATACGGATTGTGGCTGAAACGCCATAAAGCCTGGGTAGAATGGATGGTGGCCAATCCGGGATATTTTACCATAAAAGCCTGGTTATCTCCTTTACAGCTTTCACAGATCGATTGGTTTAAATGGTATCGGTTACTCGGTCACGATTACCTGATCAGGGAAATCAGGTTTAATATTCTGGACGACCGAATAAGCGAATGTGAGATAGATTTAATGAGACGATAAAAGGATCCGGCTAATGCCGGATTTTTTTATCTTTGTATTGTCGCACTTCATAGATCAAAGGGGTAATCCCCGGGGCAGCCAGGCCTGGGCCTGGTATTTGGTCTATGATCAGGTGCGACAGGCTCCGGGGGTTTTTCTTCATAAAATATGTCGCACCATGGATACGGAGACCTTTCAGAAAATTTTCGATGTTTTTAAGTCACACTTTCCGGCTGCCAGCCGTGAAAGTTATACATTGAAACTTACTTCAACAGAGCTGTTTCAGACTTTCTCGAGGTTTTACCCGGGAGAGTTTTCAGAGAAGGAGCTGTTCGATAAGATGATTTTAGAGGGATATCAATACTCTCCGGAAAACAGATCAGGCACCATCTCTTTTGCCTGGTTGCTCAGGGAAAATAAGTCTTTAAATCTCGGGTGAATTATATCTGATTTCATCGTTGCTCTGCATCAACAGCTCCTGTATATACGGGTACATTTCATCAAGCGACGAATGCCCCAGCTGCCCCTGAATGTACAGTACGTTTACATTCGCTTTTGCAAGCTTTTGAACGCCTGTATGTTTGAAACTATAAAGGGTATATCCCTTCGGGAACCCTAATTCGACAAAATATCGTTTTATTTTACGGTAAAGCCAGTTTTTATGCACCGGCTTTGGTCCTGGTTGCCGATCGAGCGACATAAAGTAAAAATCATCCGGAAATGTGTTTACCTTATTGTCGAGTAGTATTGATAGCATGTAATCGGGGATTGTGATCAGGCGGGTTTTGCCATTCTTACTGATCTCGGCCGGCAACACTATAGTTCCATCGGCAAAATTAAAATGCTTGATCTGCAATAGCCGCAATTCTTTTGGCCGGGTGAAGCAACTAAAGATCATACGGCACATGAGCCATATGTATTTGTCACTTTTTTCTACTTTGTCTCTCAATAGTTTAATGTAAACGTCGTTGAATGCCAGGTGTGGCTTATTAGTTTCTTTCAGATGCTTTATTCCTTTTATGGGGTTTTCGGTGATATATTTCAATTCTTCAATGAGATATCGAAAAAACCGATGAAGGGCTTCATTGTATTCATTGATTCCCTTTCCCTCAAGTCCGCGTTTTTTACGCAGGTATGCATTAAATTCCTTTATGGTTTCGTTGTTAAAGAAGCGTATGTTCGATTTATCGAGGCCTCGCTCGGTGAGGTATATTCCGAATATCCGGAGCTTGCTTTTATAGGTTGTATAGGTGCTTGGACGTAGTTTGATAGAATTTATATGATCGAGATACAAAGAGGAATAATACTCAAAATTTCGGGTACTCTCGACTTGTCTTCCCTGCTTTTGAGCTTCCTGATCGTACTTAATGCGGCTGGCATATTTTACAATATCAGCCTCGAAAAAAGGATTCCATCCAGACATTAGTTTTTTTGTCCAGGTATTGATCAGCTTTTTACCGTGTTTCTGCCTCTCATCCTGGGTTTTTAGCTCAGCAAACCCGTCGTACTTCCGAAATACCTGCATTCTTCCGGTCGCAGGATCCTTTACACTAAAATAAATGAACCACTGCCGGGCGAGATCACCCTTGCAATGGTTCAACTTTGGAAGTATTACTTCTCTTCTGATCATCTGTTTGTTCATTATGCCTCCCCAGGCCTAAAACAAAAACAGAGAAAAAAGAGAAAAATTAATCAGTCTTTAAAGATTGTAAAATGGTAATTATTAATACTTTAAAGGTGATTTGCGGAAAGAGAGGGATTCAACCACCCTCCTACTATTCCCAATTCTCTAAGCATTCAGCTTTCTCTGTTTTCTCTGTGGCCTCTTTTTTGTTGATGAATTGCACTTATCATTTAAAACCTTACGCCTGATAAATAAATTCAGGCACTTATTCATTTGGTCAGCGAAAGAGATGTGCTATAAATACCTTTGTAGACTCCATTTCCATGCAGTAATTTTAACCGGTTGCTTTGCTTTTTGGCTTACAGTTTATTAATTCCTCTGTTAAATGATTGACCAGTTCTCTCAGCTTCTTTAACTCTTCCCTATCTTCTTTCCAGGCAAATTTTATCAAGTCATTTTCGTCATCCAGCTTATGGTAGATCGCAGATGGCTCCGACAGCATATTACTATCATTTAACATTTTTCCTTCCCCGGCAATCAACCACATCGGATTTACGGATGGCACTGCCTTTAAAATAAGCGCAAGTTTTTCGATTCCTGGAGACATAGAGCCTCTATAATTCTGAACTTCCTGACGACTTATGCCAAGTTTCTTGCTTATTTGGACATCAGTTTTTAAATTTAATAAACTGACAACTTTCGTAAATCGTTGATTAAATGTTGTTTCTGTCATTGTTGATAACTTTTTTCGAGAGTAAGCGAAAATAAGTGCCTAAATCCTTGCTTTATGCCTAATTGTTTACATATATTTGCACATTATTACACAAATATAAACGATTGTAAACAGTAAATCAATAGTTGTTTTTAACCATGGAAGCTACAAACCATTACACCTGCCTCAGAAAGTATCTGAAAAGAGGATATCGAAAAGAAATAAGCCGAATAACCGGTGCTAGTATTTCTTTAATAAACCTGGTTCTCAGGGGTGACGCTGAAGATACAAAAGGCATAATTCCGGAAGCTTACCGTATTGCCAATGAAATAAAATCTCAGATTATTCAGAGAGAAAAGGAACTTGAGATTGAAAAGGAAAAATTCTCAGCAGCATGATACCAGCCGGACTCACAGATTCAAACCTCGAATTCTTTGCACATGGCAGAGAGTTATTTAGTCTTCAAAGTGGGAACAGATATCAGTTTCCTGATATGCCGGCTGAACATTTGATTTTTCTTCAGCAAACTCTTGATGAGGATACCGTGGCACAGGAAACCCTTGCGACGGTGCCTGAAGACGAAAAGCTTCGAATTTATGGTATTTGCCGATTTGGTGGATGTAATTCCATTCCGGATTCGACGGAAGGCGAATGCACCGATCATTCAGAGTACTTCGACTGTGGCATCCGTGGCCGTTGCGAATTCGAGGGTAAACGCTGCAAAGAAGTAGTTACATATCAGGGCGTAATCACGCTGAGGCAGCTTCAAATTATGATCCTGGTTAGCCGTGGGCTGCTTAATAAAGAAATTGCCGATCAGCTTATTATCTCGGAGCATACGGTGGCCAACCACATGGCGAACATATTTGTAAAAATCGGTGGCCGTAACCGGGTTGATATCTCAAATTTCATTAAAGAGAAGGGCATCGAATGACTATTCCGGCCACATTACGCGATATTCCCCGGGGGCACATGATCACCACCAGCGGCAAACTGATCAATCTTTATGATCCGGATCCACAGCTTATCGATATCGAGGATATAGCCAGCTCGCTTTCGAAAATATGCCGCTGGGGCGGAAACCTCCCTGAATTCTATTCAGTTGCTCAACATAGTTGCCATGTGGCATGGCTGGCACCAGTTCCGCTTCGATTTGCGGCCCTTATGCACGATGCGCCGGAGACATGGGCAGGTGATGTGATCCGTCCGATTAAATCGCTTTTGGCGCAGGCTTATTTCGAGATTGAAGAGCGCCTGAAGGATGCCGTTTGCCAGAAATTTAACCTTCACACCGATCTGCTGGACGCTGTTAAAGTTTATGATAATGAAGTGTGTGAAATGGAATACCAGGCTTTTCACCATCAGAAAGAAACTTATAAGGACCAGATAAAGCACGGCTCGGCCACATGGCTCGATGTGCTGCCATGGGAACCATTCTGGAACCACGAATCAGCTTACATAGCATTCCTTAATACTTTTCATTGCCTAACGTCCCCTAACAGGGAAAGAATACGGCATTCCCCGGCCCCGATTCCGGGTTGAGTGCCACCCTTTGCAAGGTAGAGCAGTGGTCGGCTCGCCGGGCCCATAACCCGGAGGTCGCAGGTTCGAATCCTGCCCTTGCTACAACCCAAGTTCTTTGATGAAGCGTAATTGTAGCATTGTCCTTTCGAGGCTGAACAGCCAAATAAATGGCACAATTAACTACAAGCAGGCAGCCTGATAAACTGCTGGTAGCAACCGGGGGAAGTATAGTACCCTGGTTGCTTCATTTGATAAATTAACAAAATTAACATAACCATGCCAAACGAAGTAAAATCACCCGCATTGAATAAGCCTTCTATAAGCTGCTGGCGTTTTGCCTCATTTTTTATTAAGGCAGTCTTTACTGATCAAAATGAATTTTTTAGAATGCATTATGGATGGTGTTCTGACATTGAAGAATTTAATGAGTTAGCCAATAAATTTGAAAGAGACAGGCTAAAACGATTATATACGGAGGAAGAACTTGACAAGGAGCTGACTTTTATAAAAAATAATTCAGCTGATGTAATCGAGCTAAAAATAGGGCTCATACTTGTAAACGATGCTGAAGGATATGCAACCCGCTACGTCTGCACCTAGGAAACGCTAATACTTTAAACTTTTTACTTAACAATAACCCGCCTCCCCAGGCCTAAAACAATAACAGATGAAAGCTAAAATCTTTATCGGACCACCGAAAAGTGGAAAAACAAGAGTTGCTGATATGATTTCAGAGTATGTCGGAAAAGAAAAAACATGTTTCATTTCTGCAAAAGATGCTTATGGAAATCATTACCAGTATCATCAAATTACAGAAAATACACAATTACTTATTATCGATGATTGTCCACTGGACTTTCGTTATTCAGATTTTTCCCCTGAAATGGACAATCTACCTGGCGAAGGTGATTTGAAATTAAAAGTGCTTGTTCACAAAAAAAACAATCCTATGAAATGGGGTGTAATTCCACAAATTATTTTCACAACTGAGGTTTTAGATCCAAAGTGGAAACGCTTTGACCCATGGTTTAACAAATTATTTGACGTCGTAGAATTCCCATTGGATGGCATACTTTAAACTTTAGACTTTTTACTTTAAGCTTTAATACAAACCCGCCTCCCCAGGCCTAAAACAATAACAGATGAAAAAAACAGAACTAAGGTTTGAGATAATCGACCTCAGTAAAGCTTCTAACGAGGAGCTTACAAAACTGAAATCGCTGATCAGTAAAAACCTGAAAGAATGCCGCGAAGAGATTGAACCTTTTTCCCGCAAAGCAGCCAGTGAACTTACCCCCACCGAATGGAGCCTTTTTAACAGGCACTTTGGCTTGAATCAATTGCAGCTCTCTATCCTTGAACGCATTTATGCCATGGCTGAAATGGTTGATGTGAAGGAGGTACTGCAATGAGCACAAGAGAATACATTCTTATTTCCATCGTAGTTATATTCTGTCTTTTTGTGCTTTTCGAGGCCATCAGAAACCTAAGGTATAACCGGTTTCAGAAGAATATGAGAGTTACCGATAAGTGCCTGTTCAAAACTGACAGTTGCTGGGAGCCTGGCCGCATTACCGCTATCTTCGACCAAACTATAATCATCGAAGATGAAAACGGCGAAGCCCACGGATTAAACCGCACTGAAGTAAGACCATTCTCCAAAATCTGGTAACATGGTCCGCGTTATCTCATTTATCGGCCACGGTGAAAAGTACTTCACCGTTAGGACTAGGATTCTTAACGAAAACGGCAGTGAACCGGTTGAGGATGCTTCATTCTTCAGCTTTACGGAAGCCAGGCAGCATATAAGCGCTTTGCGCCGCGTATGGTTGCTAACTGCTTTCAGCGACTATGTGCAGCACAAAGTTATTTTGTACAAAACCTCAGGCGGCGATCATTACCGGTTGCAATCGAGGCTCGATGCACTTACCCGGCTTGGTAATGCCGTGGCCATCCTTCCATTAAAGACTACCAACGAAATCTGTGAAATAATAGGCAAAACGGAATCCTTGCTCCGAAAGGTACTGCCACATACGGCTAACCACAGCTATGAAGCACAGGAGGCCAAAATTGGCCAGATGCTTAAAGTGGCCGACGATGAACTATCGAACCGGCTCGGAATTTTTCCTTTCAGATCGACAAACAAAGAAATCTACTACACATGAAAAAACCCGCTTTATTAATAATGCTGATCATATCAGTACAGTGCCTCGTCGCCCAGCCTATTATCGGCATCGGCAAAAGCAAAGGCTTTATAAGCTCTCACATGAGATCAGATCCGGAGTGGAAGCTGACTCATGAATCGAAAACAGAACTTATTTACTGCAACGATTCGGTAATATTTACCTATCAGTTTATGAAAGATGATCCTGACAGGCATAACAGAACATGCACCCGTTGCCTTGCTGATTTTCCTGACTCTACAGCGCTCGAAACCTACCTGAATGTAAAAGTACAAAACTGGAAGCTGAGGCCTCATCCTGATATGTTTAGCCTGATCGTTGTAACTGACCTTTACAATGATACCATTAACGCTGTAGTTGTTGGAAATAAACGGATTGTTTTTAGCTATTGAGATATGAAAGAACGACCGATATTATTTAGCACGCCCATGGTTCAGGCGATACTTGGTGACATTAAAAAAATGACCAGGAGGACCAAAGGACTGGAAGAAATAAATGAGAATCCGAATCATTGGATGTGCAGTGGTGTCGCGAATGACGATGGCACTTTCACTTTTTCCAGTGACCAGTTTCATACTGACATGGATGGAAAATGCCCTTACGGCAAACCGGGTGATGTGCTTTGGGTAAAAGAAACTTTTTACGCATACGGCCACTGGACCACAATAACTGAGAATGATAAATCAACCAAAACCTTTCACGATTTAACCAGGGACAATAACTACCTGCATCAGTTTTATGCTGGATGGCTGCCAAAGAAAACTGCAAAATTTGGCGAATTGGGATGGCACAAACGACCGGCCTTATTTATGCCAAAAGATATTGCCATGAGATGGCTGGAGATTGTCAGCATAAAACCTGAGAGGCTGCAGGATATTACTGAAGGTGGTGCATTTGCAGAAGGAGCTCCTTTAGATATTCACAGCATGCTACACTCTAATGAAAACGCAGAATTTTTTGGTGCATCATATCTCAGATCATTTAAAACGCTTTGGGGCGAAATCAATGGAGAAGCATCCTGGGATAAAAACCCATGGGTGTGGGCGATTGAGTTTAAAGTGCTTTCTACAACTGGCAAACCGGAAAACTTATGATTACTGCAGGAGATTTCCTCGCCGGAGGTGGTGGAGTTACGGAAGCAATGAGTAAGATTCCTGATCTTAAGGTAAAGTTTGTTTTGAATCATGATAAACTGGCAATCAGAACCAATCTGTTCAATCACAAAGGAATTAAGCATTTTTGGGCTGATATCTACAAACAGGATGAGCATGAGGTTGAAAAGGTAGATTTTATCTGGGCTTCGATTGAATGCACGCAGCATTCCCGGGCAAACGGTGGACGTGAGAAGAAGATAGGATCCTACACCCTTGGATGGGAACTCGTTCGCTATATAAAATACATTATGCCGTTGGCCATCGGTATTGAAAACGTTCCGGAATTCAGAGACTGGGCCCCTATGAACGAGGATGGAACTCATGATAAATCAAAAAAAGGTGAAGAGTTTCAACGGTGGAAAAATGCTATAAGGGCGCTTGGTTATGAGTATCACGAATTGATTTGCAATGCCGCTGACTATGGCATTCCTACCAGGCGCGTCAGGTATTTCGCATTTTTTGTTCAGGTTGAACTTGGATTGCCAATTGATTGGCCAAAACCTACCCATAGTAAAACCGGTAAAGACGGCCTTAAAAAATGGGTAGCCTGTAAATCTTTTATCAACCTGGAGAATGAAGGTGAAAGTATCTTCGGCCGGAAGTTTAATCCGAAAGTGAAAAAAGGCAAAAGGGTGCCGCTGGTCCCCAACTCATTAAAAAGGATTGCCGGTGGAATTAAGAAATATGCTCCGGAACTCAGCTTCATTTTTCAGTATTATGGCAATGGACTGAATGCTCAGTCTGTCAATGCTCCGCTTAATACTGTTACAACAAAGGATCGTCATGTACTGGTAACGATCGGTAAAAAGCAATTTATTTCAGATCACTGCTATAGCGATAATTACAACACCCCGGAAGATCCGCTTAACCCGATTCTTACCCGGGAAACAAAGCAGCTGGTTACCGTTGAAAAGCTCCAGTTCCTCAGCGACTATTATGGCCGTGAAAATACCGCTCATGATCTTGAGGGCCCGGCCAATACTATCACAACGGAAAATTCAAAGCACCTGGTTACAATTAACAAAAAGTTTTTTTCGAAATACTACTCAGGTGATCAGCATCATGCATTCAGCCCCGATGATCCATTCTGTACCATCAGGACTAAAGATGGAACAGCACTTATTGACATCAATGCTCAGTTTATTGCCGCACAATACAACAGTAACGGTAACCCGGGAGCAAATGTTAAAAGCCTTGAAGACCCGCTCGGATGCACCGGTACTGAGGAAAAATTTCAGCTGATCAGCCATCATTTCACCCATGGTAATAATCAATCGGTTAATGAGCCTCTAAACGCCATAACTACAAAGGAAAAAATCCAGTTCATCACAGCTTATTTTTCAAGCTCAGGCAACCAGCAATCGCAAAATCAGGCCATAGATGATCCACTTGGGACAATAACCACCAGCGGCACACATCAGGCGCTTGTTTCTGTTTTTATGAATGGGGATATTGATTTTGATATCCGGATGCGTTTTCTCGATCCGGAAGAGCTCGCGCAGATCAGCACATTTCCTGCAGGGTATTTCACAAATAAGCAACTCGGCCTCACACGCAAACAACAGACAAAGCTTATCGGCAACGCGGTGCCGCCTGAATGGGCCAGACTGATCATTGAGCCGGTAGTAAAGGCCTTGAATGAATTTATTGTAAGTAAACAGGAGGCAATTTAATATGCAGGATCAAGTGAGATACATTTTATTCGCAATTGATGGGCGTTTCCATCAGCATGAAGGGATTATTGTTCCGACGTTAAGCCAGGCAAGGGAAGAAGCTTTTGACTTTCTTAATGAAAAAATCGGCACAAAAATGATAATTGCATCTTTTTTAGACGATCCTAAACGTGAATACACCAATCTTCATAAGGTTGAAGTTATCGACAATAAAACAAGTCTGAAAAAATTAGCCCAACTGGATTTATTCAAAAACTACCAGAAAGAGAATTAATTCATGGAAACCTTAAATGAATCATCAATCCCATGCAAAACCCATGATGCAACCTGTGTTTATCATGCATGCATGACTGATCACTGCCAGAAAGAAAATGTAGTGAGTAATGGAATTAGTTGGGGACCAGGTAAATGTGAAATAACCAAAAATCCCGGCAAGGAGGCCGAAACGAAATGGACAAAATAAAAATAAGCACAGTAAAAGGTTTTCGTGAAGCACTTAACCTTAGTCAGATTGTGGTTTTCGGGTTAGATGGTGATAACAGGCAATATGTTGCTACTCATGGCAAGTCAAAACTTGATGCTCAGTATGCAGCTGATATGGGAAATAATCTGAAAAAAGTTCTTAATTGGCCGCCAGAAAAATGTAATACAAAACCGCTGGAAAGGGTATGTAAAAATTGTGGTTTTTGGCAAGAAAAGAGAATAGATCATTCAGAAAGAATCCCTGAAAACTGGCCGGGGTCATGTATGTTCAATCCTGATCCAACAAACAGGAGAGAAAAAGATATTGCCTGTGGAAATTTCGAACCTAAATATTAATCGGCAAGGAGGCCATATGATTCAAACATTAAATCCAGAATCACTTAAGAAATATAGAATAAGAAAACAAAAGCCGATTTTAACAATTACGCGCGATTACATAATTTTTAACAACGGTGCTTGTTTTAGTCTGGCATTAAAAAAAGGAGATCAGTTCGTGTTTGATTTTGAGTGCCCTAATTTATTTTACAGAGATGTAGGAAGCAAAGGTTTTACTATTTCCAGAGCTTTTAAAGGAGATAGAGGACTATGTTGTCCGGCAAAAGGGTTTGACTTAATTATTTCTGAGTTGACCGGAAAAAATTGCAAGTATTTTGCTTTTGAAATAGGTGAATTCAAAGAAGGAAGAAGAAAATTAACATTAATCTCAACTGGCAAGGAGGCCGAAACAAAATGATTATAACAACAGCTGATGTTGTGACGATATTCTGTGATAAATGCAAAACGCAATGTTCTGCAAACGAAGATTTATCAAATAAAATATTTTTTATGCAAGGTTGGGGCTTATTTCCAAATGCAAGAAAGTATCATCATTTATGCGCTGCATGCCAAACTCGTAAGGCAAGAAAAGCACATTCATTTGTTATTAGAAATTTTCCAATCTCATAATAATAACCCTGTCTGGAGGACCTCAAAATGATCTTTTTAAAAATATTACGAAGAGTTTATGGAATGCTTCTATTATTTCCGCTTTTATCTATTGGCGCTGCAGCTTATTTGATATTTCTCCCATTTTATGGGTATGAAAAAGCAGAATCCATGCTTGATCCGATCCTTGATTTTATTTTTGATTTACTTGCTTAATCATTTGACAATCTACACTCCCCCATGTCCATCCCTAAAACCACCATCCAAAGCATTCAACTCGCCGCCAAACTCGAGGAAATTGTCGGCCGTCTGTACAAAGTGAAAAAAGCCGGCTCCAGTCTTTACTGCGATTGCCCGAAATGCAACGCTTTGGGTAAAAAAGGCCTTAAAATTAACCCAGCGTTACAAGTGTGGAAATGCTTTTCGTGCGGATGGGGAGGTAAATCACCTTTCAATTTCATAGTTGAAACCCAGGGCCTCAAATACCCTGAAGCCGTTAAATGGCTGGGCGATTTTTACAACATCGAGGTAAAGGACGACCGCGAAGTTAAAGGCCCGCAGCGCAGGGAGAAAAGGCATGAGAAAACTTTCCGCGACCGGCAGCTTGAAGCATCCGGACTGACGGAGGAAGATCAGCGCGCCCTGGTATTTGTTGACGAGAACACTCAACAGGAAGTTGATATTTTTGAAGCTGCTACCCGCACCGACGATGGCCGTATTACCGATGGCGATGATATGCTGATATGGTATTACGATCTGAACGGTAAGCCGATTGAGTACACTATGCCGAAATCGTCGAAGGTTCAGCGGTTGTGGCGCTTCCGTTGGCAGATTCCGGAATTGCACCGGGCAAAGGAATCTGGCAAGCCGATGAAGTACACCAGCCCATACGGTTCCGGATCTCATTTATTCATCCCTGAAATCGTAAGGAGAGCCTATGCCGACGCCCGGGTAATAAAACGGCTCTACATACAGGAAGGCGAAAAAAAGGCACTGAAGGCCTGCAAGCATGGCATTTTCTCGGTTGGAATTATGGGCATTCAGAACATAGGGTCCCAGGGCAAGTTGCCTTATGAACTGCAGTTGCTGGTTGCGCGCTGTCATATTCAGGAAGTGGTGTTTGTGCTGGACTCAGATTTCAACCACCTGAGCAACGAATTGAAACCAGGTGCCCGGGTTGATCAGCGGCCGCTCTCCTTTTATTATGCCGTGCGCACCTTTAAAGATTACTTCCGGACCTTCAGCAACATCGGCATTTATCTCGAGCTTTACTTTGCACATGTTCGCGATAATGAGGCCAACGAAAAAGGACTGGATGATCTGTTGGCCGGCAGTCTGAAGGAAAGGGAAAAAGAGCTGGCCGATGACTTTGACCATGCGATTAATGAGAAGGATGGCCAGGGAACTTACATTAATTGTTACAAGATATCAACGGTAACAGATATCAAGCTGTTGGAGTTCTGGAACCTCGACAGTGCCGAAAAGTTTGCCGAGAAATATAAAGATCGCCTGATCGACCTGGTTGAATTCCAGATATCGAAACACAAATGGAAATTTGACGAAACCGGCAAACTAATACCTGCCCAGCCTTTGCAGGATGATGAGCGTTACTACATAAAGGAAACCAAAACCAATAAGTTCGGTGATGAGATAACGCAGTACAAATTCAAGTACATGTACTGCTATAACTTTCTGAATCGCCGTGGCTTTGGCAGGTACCGGCAGGCAAATAACACCGATGCTTTTATTTACATCAATAACAAGGTTGTTGACCAGGTTGACAGCTACTACATGCGCGATTTCGTTACGGAATTCACGAAAGAAATAGCCGAAAAGATTGACATGGTTGATGTCATGGATATGCTTTACCGTGGCGGGAAAATGTATCTGGGCCCCGACTCGCTGAGCAACCTTTCGTATGTGCATCCATATTTCGAGGTGGCCGATAAAAGCTTCCAGTATATGTACTTCCGTGAAAAAGTGTGGAAGATAACCGCCCAGGGCATCGAGGAGCGGAACTATTCGGAGCTTGAGCACTTTGTTTGGAAGGATAAGGTGATCAACATGGACGCAAAGCAGATAAAAGGTACCTATTTAGATGATCAGGGTATAAAATCAACTGACTTTATCGATGTGCAGCGCATTACTGCTGAAGTTGCAGAAGCAAGCCGGTATGTTGATCTGAAACCTTTTGTAGGACAATTCGGCGTTCAATTCAGCCAGGAAGCCGAGCAATGCCACTTCGCCAAATTCCTTTGGAATACCGGAGAGTTTTTCTGGAAGAAATTTATAAACCCTACCTCCAGAGCCCCGGTAAAGGATGAACGATCGCTCGACGAACAGTTTGAAACTTCACTGCATTTTGTTTCTAAAATGACGGCCATCGGTTACCTGTTGCATAAATACCGCGATAAATCGACCGAGAAGGCCATAGTGGCCATGGATGGTAAGCTGAGCGAGGTTGGCGACTCGAACGGCCGCACAGGTAAAAGCATCGTCGGTACCGCTATCGGAAAGGTGGTCCCTCAGGCATACATCGGGGCAAAGAGTAAGGATCTGACATCAGATCCTTTCATCTGGGAAGAGGTTACCGAGAAAACGGAGAGCGTATTCCTCGACGACGTTCGCGCGAATGTTGACTTTGAATTTTTCTTCCCGGTTATCACCGGCCAGATGACCATAAATGTAAAAGCGCAAAAGAAATTCACGCTCCCGGAGATCTCCACGCCAAAGATATTCATGACCACCAACCATGCCATCAACGGAAACTCTGCGAGCTTCCGCGACCGGCAGTTCCTGCTCGCATTTTCCGACTGGTATAACGATGAGCATAAACCACTCGATGACTTTGGCATCAACTTCTTTACCGAATGGGACGAGAAGCAATGGACACTGTTTTACAACTTCATGGCCGCCTGCCTGCAGCTTTACTTTAAAGCCCAGTCATTGGGATGGGGTATCAACAGATCCGGACTGATATCACCCCCAACCGAGCGCCTCGATCGTCGCCGCTTGCGCCAGTATATTGGTGAGAACTTCCTTACGTGGGCTGATGAATATTACTCTGTTAATGAGGATGAAGATGTCTCTGAGATAATTTCAAACAATCTGAACAATCCCATTCCCAGAAAGGAAATTTCTGATAACTTCTTTGATAAAAACCCGAACGATCGTAAGTATGTAACGCCCCACCACTTCAAGAAAAAGCTTAAAGCCTGGTGCGATTACCGTGGCCTGATCTTCAACCCCCACAAACGCAACGAGCACGGCCACCCGGGGCTTGATGACAAAAGCGGAGGGGTGGAGAGCTTTATGATCGGGAATAGGGATATTAGTAGTTATGGGGGGTGAGATGGGAAAGCACTTAAACCTTATCAGTTACTTCGGTGGCAAATACCCACATCTAACCTGGCTAATCAATATTGACGATTTCAATGAGCCTTCAGATAAAATAGAAAGAGCAAGAAGGTATTTTATTCGATCTCAGCTTGGTTATGGAGCTAATGGAAGTCAAAATAATCATAAGGGTGCTGGATTTGAATATGCAATTCAGAAATCAAATTATTATAGAGTTGATGGCTATAATTTTAAACTTCACAAATTACATGAAATCGCAGCTAAGCTCAGAAGTATGCAAATTGAGCAAAAGGATGTATTTGAGTTATTCGAAAAAGTGAATAAGGCTAATAACATAGTCTATTTTGACCCTCCATACTTGATGACTACCAGAACTTCAGGAAAAAGATATCATCACGAAGTAACTGAAGATTTTCATTATAAACTGGCAGAAACAGTAAAGTCATCAAAATGCTTTGTAGCAATTTCAGGGTATGATTCATCATTATATGATGAGCTATTTATGGGCTTTCATAAATCTATGGGACCGCTCAGAAAATCAACCGTAAGTAAACGGGCAATAAATGAGTGCTTATGGACTAATTATGATCCTATCACTATAAACGGAGCTCTTAAACTTGACTTTAACCAAACAGGAACCGGAGGGTAACATGTCAAATAAACATCACATTATGATTATCGGAGGCCACTCATCTGCTGGTATTGCATCCAGAGCAGCACTGGAGGCCGTGATGTTAAAGTTTCCTGGTGCAGAGGTTATAACGGCGGAAGAGGCACAAGAGCGGGATCTACAATTCTCCTCAGCTTCTAATATAACCACCTACAAAATACAGCCAATACACCCGGATGTATTTTACCGGGCGCCACTCACCCGCAGAGAGAAAAGGGCGGCTAAAAGGAAAGCGGATAAGGCGAAGAAACATTTATTCAACAATAACCACAAATCTTAAAAATCATGAAATATAGATTAAATGCCGAATGTTCAGAAGATGTAGCATCTTTCATAGAAGAACTTCACCAAGAGTTAAAGAGCTTTTCTTTTAGAAGAATTGAAGGGCTTCAAGGTGTAGAATTTGAATTTGAATCAGATTATTGGCCAGATATTGACTCTTTAATCTTTGACATACAAAACATTACTGATTCCACAGCAATGTACAAAACAGTCAAACCAGTTGATAATAGTAAAACCCTTTTGTGCAGTAGGGGTAGAATTACTGCATGTAACTTAAATTCAATCAAAATGGTACGAGCAAAATTTAAATGTGTCGAAAAAACACAAATGGAATCAGGAGAGAAGATAAAATTACATCCTGTAACTGGTGGAAGTCCCGAAAATGAAAACTTTTTCAAATGGACCCCTTTTGGTCAAATTGAAATCGGAATCCTTAACGAAAACGCTTCAAAAGAATTTGAAGTTGGTCAGGAGTATTTAGTTGACTTTACAAAAGCCAATTAATCAACTTCTTTCCCCTCCCACAATCCAATATCCGCTTACATCCTCACCATTCCCCTGCTACACTTAACTGTAGCAGGGGAATCTTTTTGCCCTGGCTATATCATCAACTAAGAATTTAGTTTTATGGGCAGTTATCCGCGCCTTTGGCGCACACTGTGAGCACAGCGAACACCTTCTATTTTCCTTTTTTACCATTATGCACGATTTTTTCGCGCGCCCCCCTTATTCGTAATTAATAATTATAGTGCAGGGGTACGCACCGGCAAAAGAATAATTTTTGTAAGTGGTTGGCTATTATATATATACATACTCTTATTACTATCCTCTTTTTTTTTCGGAATATACTTATATAAAAATTAGAAAAAAACAGTGCAAAAGTACGCACGATTTTTTTTTGCTCTGTACGCTTAGAGTATCAGGCAAAGCGGAGCGCACTATTTTTGCACGATTCCGCACTGTTTGTACTTAGTACGCACGATTTTTATATAACGCACTGTAGTTTAGTGAATTAAAAATGTTCTGTACTAAAGCACTTCTGCACGATTTATTTGGCGTTTTTATAGAAGCCCTTAGTTGGAGTGAATTTATTTTTGCATTGTGCATATATTTTTGCATATTTCCGATCATTCCTGTACTTTAGTAGGGCGAATCAACAACCTAAATTTATGCCGTCAGAATTCACTGTCAATATCTTTTGCCCGAAACCGAAACTTATAATTTTTGCCAGGGCATTGTATGGCGATCAGCCGCTGGTCATCCCGAGAAAGGATAATTTAAACCGGTTGGTTAATATTCTACTCCAAAAGGCACCGCCCGATTACCGGCCGGTAAATTACGGAGACCAGAACATCAGCATCCAACTGCCGTACTATGAAGATAAAGATGTGAGGAGCTGGTATTATTTGTCTGACCGATCACAACATACTGTGGTAAACAGGTTCGACGATCTGTTTACCCTCGAATTCCGGAAGCATGTTGACAGGATGCTTATACTGGGTGTAAAGAATCAGAAAGATTCAATTTACTCGTTCATTGAAAAGTACGATTTGCCTGAGGACATCCTTTCAGATTTGCTGAAAGATTATCAACGTTACCGCAATATTCTGGCAAGCCGCGAATACCGTTTCAAGGTCAAAAACAGGGAGTATTCAGAACACATGCAGACTGCTTGAATGTTCTCAGTTAAACGCAGTATCAATCATTACCGCCATAATCATCATAAAAACGCCCCAAAATGGCAATAACCAAAAAAACCACAGTTCCGCTCCCGGTAAAGGTGCAGTACTGTTTCATCAATGAAATTTTAAGTTTCAGACGGTATTTTGATGTTTACGCCGATCCGCGAATGAAAGAAGGCAAAGCTTTCAAGGATTTTTATGCAGCACCCGGATCAATTGAATTCACCGAAAAATCAGGCACCAGGGCTGCCGGCATATTTTACCAGGCTCAGGTAAAGTTATATTTCCCGGGAGTTGATGACATTACAGAGGCACGCCTCCTTCAGTTGAATAAAGGAAAGGTAATACTAAAGTTATTTTTCAGCAATGGAGATATCCGTATAGTCGGCCATCCGGAAGCACCCGTTCGTCTGAGCACCGAAACCCTGCAAAACAACACAAAAGCAGGTATAGCGATATCAGGCGATGTTCAAAGCCCCGAAAAAACCCGCTTTTTGGTGCCAACAGAGAGTATATTACCACCCCCTGAGCTTTAATCAGTCCTTTTGCCACAAAAACTGAGCCTTTAATATTGTTGTGTAATTACACAGCAAGTGATCCAATTAGTTAATATTCTTTCAGCCCGATGGCTTATTGCAGGTGAAATAGCAGTAAACTATATTCCGCTGCTTGTTTCGTTTCTTCAGGGAAAGAATATTACCATCGATGCATCGATACTTGGCAAAAATGATTTAAAGCCGTTCGCCCTGGGCCCGGGTAATTCAGAAATCAATACCGTAAACCGTTGGTCGCTCGACGATGAGAATGTTCCGGAGAATTCAATTGCCGTGATACCTGTTGATGGGGTTTTACGTGATTACGATACAATCGAGATTTCCCGTTTTATTAAAAATGCTATTGCCAATCCTTCCATTAACAGCATTTTTCTGCTTACCAATTCCCCGGGAGGGATGGTATCGCAGATTGACCTGGTTTCTGATCAGATTACCAATTCACCCAAACCTGTGGTAACTTTTGTTACCGACCTCAATGCATCGGCCGCTGCCTGGCTTACATCAGGAAGCACGAAAATAATACTCAGCTCGAAACTTAACCGGGTTGGGAGCATCGGTGTAATGACCCAGTTTAACGACCTGTGGCCGATGTTGGAAAAATTTGGCATAGATCACCGCGAAATCTATGCTACCAAATCAACCGAAAAGAACCTTCAAAAACGCATGCTTATCAATCCTGAGCTTTCGAAAGAAGAGCAGGAAAAGCCGCTTATTGAAGATCTCGACTTTGTGAACGACTTCTTTCACCAGGCAATGATCAAAAACCGGAAACTTGATCCGGAAAGCGAAGTTTTTAAGGGAAATATTTATTACGCGGAACGTGCGATCGAGTTAGGCCTGGCCGATTCAATCGATACGCTTGACAATGCTCTTTCCCTGGCCCATAAGCTGGGATTGCAGAATAAAATCAATCAATTTAACTCTAATTTTTACAAAAAATGAGAAAACTCTGGGCAACCGTTCTGGCGTTTTTGCAAATTCAGGCCTTCGACGAAAGTGAAGGTGTGAAGACGCTGACCGCGGAACAAAAACAGAAACTCAGCGAAACTTTTGGAGAGGCGTTCGCCACCAAATTTGCTGAGGACCTCTCTCGCGAATCAAAGGGCCAGGCAGAAGACAAAACTAATGCCGAAGCCGTTGCTGGTTTCAAAACCACCATTTCCGCGCTTGAGGCAGAAAAAACCAAACTCGAGGGAGAGAAGACAGCTCTCCTGGGTGAAAAACAAAAACTGGAGGCAACTGCCACCACTTTGCGTGAAACTATTACCACACTCAGCGCCAAACCTGAACCACCCGCACCGGCAAAACCGGCAGGTAGTTCGGAAGGCGCTGAAGCTATTGATGAAAAGAACGATAAGTTCCTGTTCGGTCAGCAGCTTCCGTTCATGTCCATCGATGATGCCCATCCTTACAACAAAAGAGCTTATGCTGCTTTAATGGCACGTCATGGGATTTTAATCCCAACCGTCAATGCAACCAGTCTCGACTATTCGACTCTGAAAACTGACCTCGGCGATTACTACCGGGTAAGAAAACAGGACCGGATACAGTCATTCCTGATGAAACTCCCGAGCATTGAGAGTATTTTCCGTTTGGAGTCAGGGTACCAGGATCAGGCCGCGTTGGTCAACATGTTCCTGACCGACGAATTTTCACAGGCCGACAGCACCACGATTTCAGCGTTTGATAATGTGGTAAAAGGCGGATACAAGTTTGAAGCCGAGATCATCACCATGTGGGATGTTATGTTCGCCCACAAATTCACCGGTTTGAAAGAACTGGAGAAAAACTGGCTTGGTTACCTGAACCGTGAAGGTTCCGACACCATGAAATGGTCGTTCATCGAGTACATTCTGGCCGAAACCGGTAAAAAACTGCACAACGAGCGCGAAATGCGCAGGTTGAACGGTAAAAGAATCAACCCGGTTGCCAATGTACCAGGTACCGCCATGGGAGCATCGAACGGTTTGAGGACTTTCCTGAAACTGCAGATCGATGCTTTCAAGATCCGCCCGTTTGTTTTGGGAGAATGGACTCCTACCACGATCAGCGAGTATGTGCGTAACGCAACATCGATGGTTCCGGCCGTCGTGCGCGATTCAGGTATGCTGGAGCTCTACATGAGCACCGATGCATTGACCGCCTATCACAAAAACAACGAAACCCTGTATGGTGTAAACCAGGATTACAAGGGCGCCATCAATTTTGTGAAGGAATATCCGAACATCAAGATCATTCCTGTTCCAAACATGAACGAATCAAAACGCATGATCTGGACCATCAAGGGCAACATTTCACTTTTCGAGGACAAACCAGGCGAGATGTACAATTTCAACATCGAGCAGCAGGATTGGAGCCTGAAAGTATGGTCGAACTGGAAAGAGTCTGTATGGGCTTACCTGGTTGGACGTAAATATGCCTCCCTGGCTGCTATGCCTGATGATTATTCAACCCAGTTGATCTTCTGCAACGACGTTGACGAACCTGCCAACTATTTTATTCCGATGGCAGCCGATGACGTTACACCGTCAGTTCTTGCACATACCAGCCTTGTGTCTGTAGCCAATTCAGCGGCAACCGCCATCACCAACATCGATGATTGTGCAGTTGGTCAGGAAGTACGCCTGAAATGCGGAAACGCAACCAACGCCATCACCATCGCAGCTTCAGGAAACTTCAGTTTGCTCACAGCAGCATGGAATCCTGCAGTAGGTGATGTGCTTACGTTGAAGAAACGCGCTGACGGAAAATTCATCGAACTGAAACGTGAAACAGCCAGTAGCATAGCTCATCAGTTCGATGCCGATGATACCACTCCTGACGTGGCAGCAGGTGATACTTTTATCACACATGCCAATACCACGGCAACCGCCATCACACAGCTCGACAATTCCATCACCGGAAGGGTTTACACCATTTACGGGGCCGGAACTACCAATGCCAGCACCATCGCCAACAGCGGAAACTTCGTGTTGACTGCTGCAATGACCCTGAGCGCCGGTACTTTCATCAAACTGCAGAAATCTGCTGTTAACTCGAAATACTACGAAATCTCACGCGGATAGCATTCCATTCAGCAATCCCGGTTCGCCGGGCTTGCTGATTGCTATTTCTTAACCTCAAAAAAACAGTAAAAATGGGCTACGTAAAATTAAATGTCGCTAAACCGGGAGACAACCAGGGCGTTGGCGGCAACAAAAAGGATAAGATCACGCTGTTTGATTTCGACGATGTTTTGACATTCCCGGCACGCGATTCAAAGGGTATTGTTATTACAGACAATATCATTTTCAAGGAAGGGGCATACAACATCACGATTTACGCTACACAGCACACAATCAAATCGAACCCGAAAACCGAAGGGGATCCTGATAACAAGGGAATCATTCAATCTCTTGTTTTCGAACACCCGGGAGACAACCAGGCAATCCTCGAGTTCAGGTCAAACTGGATGAACAGGAACATTGGTGCCATTGTTGAGCGTTGCTCCGATGGCCGCAAAATGCAGTACGGTAGCATCTGTGCCCCACTTCAGATGCAATTCGACCACACTGATGATAAGGATAAAAACTCAACCGTTTTCACCCTTGCCAGCGCTCAGAAAGGTCCCGATGTTGCTATTTACCTGGGTACCATTACCCTCGATACTGTAACTGACACCGTTGCTGCCGATGCTACCAGCATTGACCTGACCAATGGTGAAGGCCAGTATCAATTGACCGATGGGACCAGTTCAGCCGCTGCAATTACCGGATGTACCAATGCTGTTGATAAGCTCACCTTTACCCTGTTGGGTTCGGGTGGTGCTTTCCCGAGCACGATTGCTGCAGCAGCTACTGCCTTCCTTTTACGCAACGGAACTACCTGGACAGCTCTCGCAGGTGCCCAGATTACTTTCCAGTGTGTGAAAGATGGAGCCAGCTCCTACAAATTCGTTGAGCTTTCAAGGTCATAGACCACCACAACGGATAATTTATGCAAAGCCCCGGGCCATTCCGGGGCTTTGTCTTTTATAGATACTTCATGCAGATGCATCTTTGAAGCCTGCAAATGCATCTCACATCAAAAAAAACAGTCATGAAACAAAGAATTTTGAATTATCTGCTAACTGACAGATCCTTTGATGCCGGTCTCGCGCTATACATGGAAATTGGCGGATCCATGTCGTTTAAAATGGTGCTTAACCGTCAGGGTTATACAGACTACAACCATCAACTTCTGTTGGATCAGCTCAGACTAACCGGTAACATCAGTCCCGAAGAATTTAGGGCAATTATCGAAATCCCGGTAAAAAAGGTAGTTCCGATCGTGGTTCTTGGTCCTCCAACTCAGGAAGAAGTTGCCACATTCATCACCGAGCTTCCGGAGTATGTCCGTAAATCAATTAAGCTAAGGGATGAATTCCCGTTCCTGCGCGAAAAGGACTGCCCTGAGCCGCTGAAAATCCTCGTTGCTGATATGATATCAGCATACGAGAATTACATGATCAACCATGAGCGCCTGTTCACAGCAGCTACTCCCGAAGATTTTGCCGCTGCCACTGCCGATGTGGTTGAAAACTACCTCGAAAACCGAGAAATATGGGATGAATTAACCCATTACAAGGAGAAAAAGGAATTGCTTGGTAAGCATCCGGTTTTTGCCCAGATGGTAAGGTTTAAAGAAATAGCAACTCTCAAAGGCGATGAGCTGGCCAAACTTCAGAAAAGCCTGGAGAATAATATCTCGAGGAACAAAAAGAAGATCGATGAAGAGCCTGAGCATCCTGAAACCAGCAACCGGATTGAAAGGGTTGAAGCTTACCAGCGCGAACTGGCGGAAGTAAAAAGGCTGTTGGGACTAAAATAGGTTTTATGCGCCGCCAACTTTTTGACATGGCCGAAATTGCCGGTACTGTTGAAAAACAGTCCCGGCTTTCGGGCTTTATGGCTGAAAGATATCTCCGGATACAGTCTCACAAAGTTGTAAGTCTGAAGGAACTAGTAAAGAAACTTCCTGATCCGGATGAAATCTATTTTATCTGGACCACCAGCAGCTTCACAGGGTTTACTTTCATTCCTATGATCATTACCGAATGTGGTATAATTGATGAATTGACACTGGCAACCTACAGTATAAATAAAAGGATACTCAATGCCCTGATGAAGCTGGTGAATGATAAAATGATCCTTCAGATCAACATACTGATATCAGATGCACTGCCTTACCAGTTGCCAAAGGTTTTTGAGCATTTAAAAACAGTTACAGCTAACCACGATAACATTACCATCAGATATGGATGGAATCATGCTAAAATAGCCTGCATCCGATCAGGAGATAACAAATTTGTGGTTGAAGGATCCGGGAACTGGGGCGAGAACGCTCAGCATGAGCAATACATTTTTACCAGGTCAGATAAAGTTTACGAATTCAGAAAAAACGAAATATATGGAGCTCACGGACAAACAAAAAGCCGATATAGAGCGGATGGGAGCGATTAACTACTCTATGAAGCATGTGGCACTCTACCTGGGTTTCAATCCGGACGTCGTGCTCCGCGAATATCAGGACGAAGAAAGCGACCTCAGATATCATTATGAGCGTGGCCAATTGATGGCTCAGGCAGATATTGACACCGAAATAATGAAGAGCGCAAAAGATGGCAACCTGACGGCCACCCAGATTTACAAAAAGTCAGAAAAACAAAACAGGCTTAACAATCTCAAGCATGAGCTCTTCGGCATTGGATAATGTAAAATATGATCAACTGCAGTCGTTCATAATGAATGGCAGGCAGGGCGAACTGCCGGATGAACTGGTTGAATATATCAGTCACCTGGAGCTGGTCAGGTCCATGTATGATAAGTACATGAGTAAAGCAGCTATCCTGAAGGTTCTCAGATCTTCTGCTTACGGTTACACAGAATTCATGGCCCGCAAAATATTTTCTGAGGCTCTGAATTTTTTCTATTCCGACAATTCGGTAAAACGAGAAGCCTGGGGGAACATTTATGCCGATAAACTTGATAATCTTGCATTATTGGCCATTGAATCTGATGATTGGGAAGGCGCACGCCGGTGCTTCGCTGATGCCGCCAAATTGCGAATGGGCGAAGAGCAGAAAACCGAAATCCCGGAAGAATTACTCGATCGACGTCCTGTATTTTACACACTCAACCCTGAAGATGTTGGATTGCCTGGCAAAGTCAACCGTCATAAGCTTGCGGCCTGGATTGACAATCTACCGGATATCGATGCAAGCGAACGTGCGAGGATCCATCGCGATGGAATGACCTCGAAGTCTGAAGGAAATGTATTCGACATTCCGGAGGGAGATATTGAATATTTAAGCAAGCCAGAAGATGCCGACGATCAGGAGGAAAATTAAAGCAGGTCCGGAAGAAGTTCAGTTCCGTTACAGCAATTGGCTTTCGATGATGATTGATATCATTAAGCCAAAGAACCTTTACATCGTTGGCGGCCGCGGAACTGCCAAAACCGAAGATATTATCGCCAAACGGAGTATTGACGTAATGGACACTATGCCCCGGGCAACATTTGCCTTTACGGCAGATACTTATATCAATGCGCAGGCAAACATTATTCCGACTATGCTCAGGGGATGGGAACGCCAGAACTTCCTCGAAGATTACCACTGGGTAGCTGACACCGAACCACCAAAATCATTCAGCAAACCTCATTACCGGTCAAAGGATCACAAACACACCATTTACACCCGCAATGGGTGCCGGTTTGTTATAAAAAGCCTCGACCGGCCTAGCAAAACAGCAGGGATCTCCACCGCTCACAATTTTGGTGATGAATCAAAGTTTCAACAGGAAAGTAAGCTTAAAAAGGCTTTTCCAACCTTGAGAGGTGATCCCGTTCTATACCAGCACAGCCCTTATTTTATGGGCAATACCTATTTAACGGACATGCCAAATCCAAACGACGGGGAAGACGTCTGGATCCTCCGCATGAAGGATAACATGGACGTTAAGCAGATTGTGGGAATTTTCTATACGGCGCTCGAGGTTAATAAAATGGAATGGGAGCTTTTCTGCATGAAACGCGATAAAATGCCCGATCGCATCATCGAAAATCAAGCCAGGCTAATTGAACGATGGAATGAGCGGCTTGCAAAGCTTCGGAAAAACAGTACATTCTTTATGATCGTGAGTACCCTGGTAAACATTGATATCCTTACTTTCGATTACCTGGTCAATCAATTCCAGACATTGGCATATGAGGAATTCAAAACATCAGTGCTTTCGCTAATCGCATCATTGAGTGTTGGTGCCCGTTTCTACGGAGAGCTGGCTGATAAGCATTTTTATAATGATGGGTATAATTATGACTATTACGATCGCTTTGGACTAAAGGACAATATAAGCCAGACGAGTGAGGGGTTAAGGTACATTCAGCCTAATAAAACACTTGAAGCCGGTTTCGATGCCGGCAATATGATGAGCCTTGTATTAGGGCAGGAACAGGGCCATGAATACCGTATCCTGAAGGACATGTATGTGCTAAGTCCGGAGTGGATAACAGAGCTGGGTGCCAAATTCGTTAAGTTCTTCGAACCCCATAAGTTTAAATTACTCGATCTGTATTTCGATAGAGCTGCCAATGCCTATAATAAATCAAAGAAGGATTTCGCCAACCAGCTAAAGAACGCTATAGAGAAGCATGAGAACGGCAGACGTACAGGATGGAAGGTTATACTAAGATCTGTGGGACAGGGTAATATTACCCATGAAGAGGAGTTCGACATTATGAATCAGATGATGGGTGAGAAGAATAGTAAGTTACCAAAGCTATTGATTGACAGGCACGAATGCCCACGTTTAAAGAGTAGCCTGGAGTTAGCTCCATTGATTAAGGATAAGGGTAAGATCAAGAAAGAAAAGAAAAGTGAGAAACTACCACTCAAGCGCTTACCACACGAGAGTACAAATATGAGTGATGCATTTAAGTATCTGATATGCAGACGTAAGTATCTGTTAATAGCAAAACAAAAGCAATCCTGATCATTTGGGCGATGCCAGCTGAAGAGCGCTGGCCCGGGCTTTCCGCTTTATCTTTTGTCCCACCGCACATAAATGCAGGTTAAGTCTCTACCTGGCGCAATACAATTGACACGCTTCGCTAATGTCAATAGTATTCTTTCCAGCGCCTCATGCCAGGTTCGACATAACCTGCATTTGCCCTGCTACAAAAGGATGCCGCTTCAATCCCTATCGCATAAATAATACTCCCAACATAATTGTTGCATTCTGCATGACTATTTACTATATTTGATGTACCATTACGGTTGTATGGTTCATACATTGTCAATTCGCGTTGACGAATAAGCCTCCCCCCTGGAGGCTTATTTATTATTACGGGTTATTATATTGTGTTCACTTCGTTCACGGCACTCTTAATCTCATCCTGAGATGTGGCAATCGGTGTTCCGCTCCGCTCCACGTACATGTGGCATGGCGGGCACGGCGCTCCGTGGCGCAGGACAATACGCTCCACAGGCCGCCATGTCATATATCCGGTTTTGCGATGGGGTGCAGATGCGTTCACAGGTCTGAGCGGGTCGTTCATCATCAACAATCATCCGGACTTTTGCAAAGTCCGGAGATTGTTAACAGGCTGAAATTTGGAACAATATACCAATTCAGGACAATTTACCATAATGAAAAACAGCCAAAAAAAATTTAAAATTAGGGTAAAATAATGGTTAAAATGTTTGGTAAATTGCGTAAAAGGTTGTATATTAGATCATTATTTAACAAGAACCGCAGTCCCGGCGGGGTATAAGTGGGGGTAATTTTATGAATAAACCAGTAAGAAGGGCAGCCCCTGAGGCAGTCCAGGCTAAAAGCCAAACCGAAAACAGCCAGGCAAATGACCAGGCAGCACCAACCCAGGAACCTGTAATGCAGGTATTGAAACCGGAGCCGGAACCCGAACCGGAAGCAAAGCAGGAAAAACCAAGTGTTTATGATGTGATCCGAAAAGTAAACGAACAGTTTTACCTGAGCGAACAGCACGGCAACCAACTGCAGCAACTTAACAAGTTGCACGACTTCAAAAGCAGGATTAACAACAACACAACTTTAAAGCTAACCAACGGAGACGGAGGAAACGATTTTTCCAGCAATGACCCGGGCGCCGTTGATGCTTTGATTGATCTGTGCATTGGAAACCTGAAACGCAGGATTGCTGACATTGAAACCGCATTGTTAACCGCCTGATGTTCAACCGGCCGGCAGGTCCTTTGATTTGCCGGCCTTACTTCTAAAGACATGGAACAGACAAGCGAACACAAGGAAAAACGGGAAGCCCTCAAAGCTTTGAGCCAACAAGTTAAGCCACTGGTTAAGGCTGAGCAATACGGCACAGTGAATGAGGCTGTAATTGATCTATTTTACCGTAAGGATGGACACGAAGAATTTAACACCCTTTGGGAATGGAATCAGAAAGGGTGTAAGGTTATGCGGGGAAGTAAAGCTTTTGTAGTATGGGGAAGCCCCAGAGAACTGAAGAAAACCGAACCAGCGCCGGAACAGGAGGAGGATAAAAAGGATGATTTTTACCCACTCTGTTATCTCTTTTCTAATTTACAGGTAGAAAGGAGGGCAGCATGAGACGAAATATAACCATGAGACGCCTCACAATTGGCGAAGGTGTAAGGGTAAGAAGATACCACCAATTAACACTCTATCCTATTTTACACTTACAGGGTAATTGGTTGCATGAAGCCGGATTTACAAAGGGTTCAACTGTTTACCTTTTTGTTGAAGATGGTAAGATTGTTCTGAAACTAGAACCGGAAACCGACACCGAAGCAAAAGCCATTCAAATTTTTAACGCCCTAAATGATGTAACCGTATGAGCAGCCTAGACCCTAAACCAATGACCGCCAGATTTAACAGTAAATGCGAAAAGTGCGGAGAGCCAATAAAGAAGGGGGAAAATTTCTATTATTGGCCGATCGGTAAACATGCATACTGCAAAAAGTGCGGAGAGCCTGAATACCTTGATTTTATTTCAACCCTAATTGATGAAGAAATGAGCAAGGTAAACAGCCGGATGTAGCCGTTTTTAAACGTTTGTAGTCGCGAGGGGTCGCCCCCCCCCGCGGCTGCCCTCGTACCTCGGGCAGCCGCTCCCCCCAAAAAGGTGTTCAGGGCAAATTTTGACTTGGTAATTATTCAGATGGAAAATTTGCCCTTCACGAATTTATTTGATTTTTGCTATTTTTGATAATTAGTAATTTGAGTATGAGAAAAACTCCCAGATTTCTACTTTGCCAGAATCCGTTAATTGAAGAGAAGCATCTGTTTATCCTGAGTACCAGGAGAGGTGAGTTGTTAATGAAAGTTATTGATTCCCCGGATAAAACCTTTAGCCTTGAGATTGAGAAGATCTACAACGCAACGGAAGATGAAGTCAGATATGCTTTACATGATGCCACAAAATGGTATGTGAGCGCCAGGCATGTTTAGATTTTGTCCTTTGGTGAAATTACGCTTCCTTTTACTTTCGGATCATGTTTAACCCTAACACATCCGACATGAGACGCTCAATGAGCTTATTGATCCTGTTCCTCGGAATTGCGATCGGTGTTGGTGCGAGTGAGGGATATTCCACCACGAAGGTTGAGGCATCGCCTGCCTGCCCTTCTTACAACCAAATTTCTCAGGATGATGGCAACGCCATTCTTCTTGTAGAATTTGTTGCATGGGATATTCCTGTTTGCGCCACTGTGCACCCGGTGAGTTTTGATGTTCAGCAGGCCCACGCGGCCTACGTGGCTGAACTTATAAAACCGCCCTCTGTAAATTACATTACCAGGCAGGCAACCTTAAACAATTATGATCTGAGCCTGATGCAATCCCACTTAGCGGATTTAGGCAACAATTTAACTCGAACTGAAGCAAGCCTGAGAGACAGGCAATACTCATACCGTATGCCCCGCGACGGGCTTTAGGTACCAACGATTGCAAGATTCGCAACGCTCCCGGGAACGGGGGCGTTTTTTTTGTCCTTTCGCCCGCCTGTGAATGCGGATAAGTTTGCTCTATGAACGAGAAAATTGCCTCTATTCACTTATGGCAGGCTATTCACCTGATGCGGGAAGCTACCGCTAAGGATGAGTGCTTTTCGTTTTCTTACGCAACCTACAACAGAGGTACCCGACAGTGCCACGGAATGGTGGCAGTGAAACGGGCAAGGTTGCGGCCAGCGGCAAAAGGTGATGACATTGTGCATGCCGATCAGAAACTATTTTATTATGATGAGTCGGAACAGAAACCTAAGGTTTGCTGGCAGCCGCTTATTATGTGGTTCAACGGATTCAAAGTAACGTTATGAGCGAAATTGGCTATATAAAGGAAAATGTTGCAGAACATGGCAATTTGAGTATTCTCCGGAATGATGTAGGAGTTTACGTTTTTGAAACCGTTGGCGGCTCTTTCAAGGTTGCTCAGCCGGGGGTATTGCCATTCTATACCAATACCAGGAACCTGATGCCTTACCGGATCGGTGACTTTCAGATTGTGCCACATGGTGAGCAAAACAAGCTTCCGGATGAGATCCGGTTGATGCTTGATGAAAACAACCTGACACCTGAGATCCTGAACAAACAGGCTCAGTTACTATGGGGGCAGGGGCCGGCATTGTACAGGATTGTTTTCGACAAAGGAATCAGGAAAAAATATTTTGAAAGTAAACCTGAGATTGAATCATGGTTGCGGGCCTGGGACTTTGAAGATTATCTTCTGAAGGCTGTTATTGAATTCCGCCACATGAACGGGCATTATACCCGGTACTTCAGGAACCGTGCGCCCAGAATTGGCGGACCGGGAAGAATTGAGTACCTGGAGCATGTGAGTTGCATCAATTCGCGGCTGGAATGGCCTGATACGGATGGTGATATTAAAGCTGTTATTACCGGCGATTATGATCAGCCGTGGAAGTACGGGCTGAGCCGGTACCCGATGTATAACCGGTTCGATCCGTTTAGCCTGCCGGTGAGTATGGCTTACTCCAATATGTATTCGTTTGCTCTGCCCAGGGATTACTCCCGCTCGAGTTTTTATGGTTCGATGAACTGGATAAAGCTGGGGAGTAGCCTGGCCAAGCTGCTGACGAGCTTTAATGCGAATTCGGCGGCTATCAAGTATCACATCAGGGTTCCCAGGGCTTACTGGACCAAGCTACAGGATGAATTGATTGAAGATTGCGAAAAGAAAGCGATTGCCTATGATGATAAGATGCTGCAGAAGGCAAAGGATGAAAAGTTTGCTGCTTTCGCGGCTACTCTTACCAGCGTTTCTAATGTTGGCAAGTTTATTACCACTGACGACTTTTTTGACGACGAGGCAAACGAGTACGTTGGCTGGAAAGTGGATGTGCTGGACCAGAAAATAAAGGATTTTATTGATGCCCAGCTAAATATTTCGAAACGGGCTGCCCTTGAGATGACTGCCGGGCTTGGGTTGCATCCTGCACTTTCGAATATTAGTTATGAAGGTAACCTTCCTTCCGGATCCGAGCAGCTGTATGCATTCAAATTGTTTCTTCTGACCGGTGTTGATATCCCGGAATCGATAGTTTGCCGCGATATCAACAATGCCATACAGGCAAACTTCCCGGGAACGGAATACAGGATCGGTTTTTACCACGATGTAGTTCTGACCGAGGAAAATACCAGCCCAAAGGACCGGATTAAAAATAACGGAAGCGGAACGAATACCGGATCCGGTTCATCGACACAGGCCACAGCCAACGTAAAGTGTGACGGGTGCGGACTTGTTTTTGATTACAATTCGATAAGTGAATCGGGGATGGGATATGTAGCCTGCCCCAAATGTGAAACCGCTGTAACTCAAAAGAACCTGATATGATTTTTAACAAAAGCGATAATGGTGCGGAGGAGTTTAAAGCCCTGATCGGGTTTATTTACGCATCCAATACTTTCGCAAACCTGGTTACTTACATCTTTTTGGCAAAAAAAGACGTGGTGAACGTGATCGGACCCGAGATTTACAAACTGGCCGAGGATCACTACCAAAGCGAGAATTTTGGGACTGATGGGGATGATAGTGAGTTTGTTTTGCTGAATGAACTGGTTGCCCGGGTGCAATTGCCGATCGCGCTACATGCTTACCGCAGGTTTGCGCCAGGAAATGACCTTTCTCATAGTGATGCAGGCAGGCTGATTACGGTAACTGAGACTGAAAAACCGGCTTTCGAATGGATGCTGGATAAGGATAATGCGAATCTTTTGAGCCTGGCCAACGATGCAGTTGAATTGTTGCTTGATTTTTTGGCAGAGCAGTTAGTGGTTCCGGAAGGTGAAACCATTAATGCAATTGGCAATGCATGGAATAATTCGGCTGCTTTCAAGGCTATAAAATCAACGATCGTTAATTCGGTTGCCGCTTTTGAAGAGGTGATGCCGATAAATGGAAGCCGAAGGCTATTTATGCTGCTTTCGGCTTTTATGCGTAAGGTTGAAAGCGACCTGATCAGGCCGGCTATTACCAGGCTTCGATACGATGCTTTGATTGAAGCGATAAGGGATGGTGAACTGGCCGACGAGCAACAGGAAATCATTCGCCTGGCATCGCCAGTGATTGTAATGGGTGCCATGGCCAAGGCTTTGAAGCTAATGCCGGCTGAATTGCTTCCGGATGTTTTTGGAAAACGATTTATTGAGGACCGTAAATCTGATATCGATACTGATTCGCGGCTGGGTGCCGCTCATGTTCTGCAGGCGGAGGCAAGCCTCGAGCTGCTGAAGCTTCAGCGATATATTAAACTGATTACCCCGGTAACGGAAGAGGTGATTCCGGAAAGTGTTGATACCACGAAACCTTATTTTATTTGGTAATGCACACGATAGAAATACCGGCCAAAAACGAAACTTACCTGATGCCATCGGAGATGCATGAGCTGAACAGTGCGCAATATATCGCGCTTTGTTATGTGCTTAATCAGCTTGAGCATGGCAAAATAAGCAACGCTGAGGCTGAGCTTCGATTGGTGATTGCCCTGGCGGAAATAGAATTGGGATGGAGGTATACTATTATGAGCAAGCGGAATAAGATGTTTGTACATGAAAATCTGAACCAACTGATCCCATTGGCCAAAACGATTTTTGAGGAAAGGCAGACTGAAACGGGTGAGAAGGTATTGTTGCCTTCTATCGCTTTTGTTGATAATAAAATCCCTTCGTTCCGTGGCATGATCGGGCCTGAGGATGCGTTGCAGAATTGCACTTTTTTTGAGTATAAAGAAGCTTACGCGCAATGGTATCAATACCAGCAATCTCAGGACATTGCTCATTTGAATGAATTGATTGCTATCCTTTACCGGCCTCAGAAATCGTTTCTCCGGATACGGAAACGGATGAGGAATTTCAACGGAGATCCCCGGGAGACTTACACCGTGATCACAAATCCGCGGAAGCTGCAAAACAGGATACGGAAGGTTGAGAAATGGCCGGCACACATCAAGTATGGAATATGGCTTTGGTTTACGGCCTGCATGGAGTTTTTAAGGACCGGCAAGCCGGTAATTGACGGGATTGAGATTGATCTGGCAATTCTTTACAAGGGTGATGAAGGCGGATCAGCCGGCATCGGGCTGACCGGCATACTTTATTCGCTGGCCGAAACCGGTGTTTTTGGCGGCATCCGCGAAACCGGCGATTCAAACCTTTACGATGTACTGGCCAGGCTGTACCAGGTGAAGCTGCAAATGGATGAAATTAAGGCTAAATCGAAGGAAAAATGACGGATATCCACTTTATACATGAGTATTACACGGCTATTATCGACAGATTGATAATCGCAGGCTTTAAGGTGAATAAGCTTTTGCTGGTGCGATCGGAGAGCGAGCTGGTGCTGGATATTAAAGAAATCCCTGCAGGTGAGTTTTTTTTGGCGGTGGTTATCCCGAGTACTGATACCAGGGCTGAGAATATTGACAATGTTAAGGAGGTGGAGCCATGGTTAATCTATCTACTTGAGAAAACCGACCGGAAAGCCATAACTCAGGCTAACCGGTTGACCTCTGTTGCAAATCAGCAACAAATTTTGAGGAGAATAAAGGAATTTATGCGGACGGATATGGGTGATGGAACAATTCCTTGCAATATCAGGCCTGACCTAAATTCAATGCATTCGGATCCGGAAGAAAACTTCATCGGATGTGAAGGATATAGCCTGAGTTTTAAAGTTATATCCGATGATTTTTTCACTTCTAATCAATAGAGACTATGTCGCACCGTCTTTTAGCCATTATCGATGATTTATGGAGTTTTCTGAAACTACTTTTTATTTCGATACTGATGTATTTATCACCTGTTAAGGACTTCATTCATCTAGTGTCGGCCCTTATTATTCTTGATTTGATAACCGGGATAATGGCATCGTGGAAAGCCGGCGAGAAAATTACTGCGAGCCGGATGGCAAAAACAATTTACAAGCTGATTCTTTACTCAATAGCAATTATTGCAACTTACCTGGTTCAGATGATTGCAGCCGATGGGGTAGGATTGGTGAGAATTTGCGCCTTAATTATCGGAGCAACTGAGTTGAAGAGCATATATGAGAATATAAGCCGGATACTTGGCGGTGATCTCTTTAAAACTTTATGGCAGGTAATAAAAGGTAAAGTAGATGATATCGTATCATCGATTCCAATAAAGTCTAATGCAAATACTGAACAAAATGAGCAACCTGATTAATCCGTTAACCGGTCGCATCAGCAGCAAGTTTGGCACCCGCATTCATCCGGTTAGCGGCGTGAAATCGTTTCATAACGGGGTTGATATCTCCGTTCAGATAGGCACCAAAATAGCCGCTCCTGATGATGGTATCATATCCGAATACTGGGACCATAAAACCGGGGGTAAATCACTGGCTATGATATCGGGCAATGGCTTTCGCTATGGTTTTGCGCACCTTAGCCGGCGCCTGGTGACAAAGGGAACAAAGGTAAAGGCCGGGCAGATTATTGCAGAAAGCGGAAATACAGGGCTTGGCACGGGTGCACATCTGCATTTCACGGTAAAAATTAACAACGAGTGGGTAGATCCGCTCAAATACTTTTCGTTCACATGAAAAATATCATTTACATAATTGCAGTACTGATGATCAGCAGCTGCGCGACGCAAAATAAATGCGATCGCAAATTTCCGTGCACGGGAAAGGATTCAATTTCGGTTATTACCAAAACAGAGACCATTTACCGGGATACAATTATTTACGTGTACGTGCCGGGGGAAAAGGTAACTGAAACAAAATTGGTGTATGTTGATGCGAATGGGATTATGCATTCTGACATTTCGAAACTCTATACCTCCTTTGCAGAATCGTGGGCATGGGTTGAAAATGGCAAGCTTATGCATGAGCTGATGCAAAAAGATACTACCCTGGCCAGGCATATTAAAAATGCTATAAAGGAGAGCGCAATGACGACCGAAACGGTGAAGATAAAAACAGTGATCCAGGAGGTAAACCGGGTAACCGGTTGGCAGTGGTTTCAGATATGGGCCGGGCGGATCCTTTTATTGATCATTTTAATTTTTTCAATATGGTGGACAATTAAGTTTTTGTCCTTTCATTGACTTTTGAGTGATCGCAATTTTACCAAAAAACAAAATAGCCATGCAATTCACAACTAAAAAGGGTCAGATTATTCCCCTTATAATTACTTCTACCCCGAAAAATATTCCGACCGGAAAACCTTTTGTTCATCCGGTTAATCCTGAGTTTGGATTTTGTGTTAAAAACATTGGTACAGAAGCCGTAACAATTAAAGTTGTTGGCGTGGATGATACCGAGGCAGTCTCAACGACATTTTACCCGGGTTGGAATGTCGAGTTTATTAAAATGATTGCTGAAAATGCTCCGGCTAACCTTCAGTGGGGGGAATGATGAGAAGAATAAATGCAAATATTTTGGGGCTTTTGGGCCAACAAGGGACACAGTTGAACCAAATTGACCAAGAAAGTTGGTACGGAGTGACTATTAATGAAAATAATACTTCGCCACTTCTTACACGTATTGCTGGCGGTGATGGAGTATTGGGAGATAATATGCCTTACCACGCATCACTACCTGTTCATTCCTTAATGAAAGGTTGTCTGTTAAGTGATGC